CCTGCGTGTAACGGCGGACTGTATCCGCTTCAACTAATGCTCGAAAATCCTCAAGTTTTGCAATCATGCCGTTACCTCGTTGGATTCTTTAGCAAGTAGCTTGATAATTGCAGGTTCAATATCCTGAGCGCCGTAACATTGAAACACAATCCCGCCACCATACTGTTTATTGTGATATTTGCGCCCGCCTATCTTGTGTGCGCGGGCAAGCGCCATTGCGTATTTTTCGCTAATGCCTATCCATTCCGCGCCAGACTTGTCCAATTCTTCGCGCGTATTGAGCGCGAGGAAATGGCATACATAACGAGGATTGCCATTTACATCATTTTTTATTCTAGTAAATTCAATGCTCATTTCAATACCCCTTTAATTAGTTACTTTTGAATGATTATGTTCAGCAACTGCTAAATTATACAGCGTTACAAGCTCTGCTATTTCCTCACAATCAGCGCTTATATTGTCGCCATACCCATCGCAACATTCTGACCAAATTCCATCAATATCATCACCAAGTAAACTAATACATTGATCCAGTTTCCAGCGTTTAGACAGTCCGGCCAGAGCATGAAGCGCTTTGCGGTAAGCATGAAGTGCTGGCCTTACTGCTAACAATTCTTTTTGCTTAGCCAGTTGAGATTGATAAGCGCTTTCGGGCGTGTGTTCAGGTTTAACCTTGCCATGTAACTTCCAACCGAAACCATTGTTTTTGAGGATCACGCCATCACTCATATAGCGTTTAGCGGTTGAAGTGAATACTACCGTTCCAATTTCGTTCCCGTGTGCAGATAACTTAGCCATTTTATATGCCTCTCATTTAATAGTTATTGTTAACAAAGGTAACAAGCTCATCAATGCTTGCGCCATTGATAAGCATATCGCGAAAAGTATCATTCTCAAGTAACAGGTAGCTATCAATGCCCGTTTCACCTGCTACGATCATTAGATTTTTTTTCATTTGTCTAATCCTTTTAATGATTAATGAGTACTGCTATACGTATATATAGCAGATATTGTGCCAATATTATATGTATTGTAAGTGTATGATTCTATTACATACGTATTAATACGCTGTTATCAGATATGCCGTAAAACGTCACATAGTGCTGCAATTTGCGGTATAGCTATATGTATGTGAGTACTTACTAACCTAATACGTATTTATCTATGTACTAATATACGTATACAGTATGTGCAAAATACGACAATAAGTAGATAAGTATTGCGCTGATAGTCGCATGGGCTTGTGTGCTATCTACATCACGCTCATGCGCCAATCTATTAAATATACATTGGACAGGGTAGTTCCGCATAAGTTCCCTAGTTCCGTAAATATATTTTGCATGGGCACTGGGCATGGGCATGGGCATGGGCATGGCCTGATTGATACGCTTCCCAATCTCGCTATCGTATGCCTGTGCGCCTGTGCCGGCATGGGCATGGGCAGTATGCCGGCATTGCGCCTAGCCATGCGCCCACCCGATGGACTTGATATCCCTATGTGAGGAGTCACCATTCGCTACCCCCCCCAAAGAAAATACGCCTTTTGTGCGGATATGCTTATAATGGTTGTACTGACATAAGGAGATGATATGAATAACGGGATACAAGTAGAGAAGAACATTGCAATGCCAGCAATGCGGGGTAATGAAGGTAATGCTTATCCGTATGGGGAGATGAAGGTGGGGGATAGTTTCATGGTAACGGGGGGTACGAAGTCATTGATTAATGCGGTATGTGCGAGGAACAAGAAAGCGGGGGTGGAATGGAGCATGACGTTCACGGCGAAGAAGGTGGAAGGTGGCGTGAGGGTATGGCGTGTAGGGTAATCCCAGGCTGTCAGAGTTGCCGTTGGAGTGAGTGGCGGGAGGAGAGGCTATGGTGCAATTACTGGCGCAAGGTGTGTGTAATGCGGTGTGTAAAGTGGACTATGCCGCATGACAGAGATGAGGGATGCCGAGCAGAGGTTGAGTGAATGTAGGCAGATACTCAGGGATGAGATGGGTAGGGCCATCTTCTGCAAGAATGATCAGGATAAGCGCCTTCTGGCGGCGGGGTGGAAGTTGAAGTATTCCGCTACTATGTTTGAGCAGTTAATCCGCGTAGCCAAAGATAAGTCTGCCAGACGTATCATCGCCAATTGGCGCATTGATGCCTTTGATGCGCTCAAAAGAAAGCATAAATGAAGTTCAATCTTAAACAGTTCTATGCGTTCTGCGCCCAGTTAAAGATTGAAACCAAGGAGCAGGGGCTGCGTAAGATGGATACGCTGCTAGGTACGCAGACGTATGTAATGGATGAGATAGCCAAGGGCTTGGATGAGGACATTCATATGTTCATTATCCTCAAAGGTAGGCAGCTAGGTATTACTACCATCTCCCTTGCCTTGGATCTGTACTGGCAGTTCATACACCCAGGCTGGCAGGGTACGCTGGTATCGGATACGGAGGAGAACAGGGATATGTTTCGCTCCACCTTGGCAATGTACATGGACGGACTGCCCAAGGAATACAAGATCCCCCTGATAGCCCATAACCGTAATCAACTGGTACTGAAGAATAGATCCCGTATCTTCTATCAGATTGCCGGTAATAAGAGCAGGTTGGGTCAGGGTAAGGCCATCACCTACCTGCATGGTACGGAAACCGCCTCATGGGGCAATGAGGAAGGACTCGCTTCCCTGATAGCGTCTTTGGCTGAAACTAACCCTAATAGGCTGTACATATTTGAATCTACGGCACAGGGTTTTAATATGTTCCATGAGATGTACACCACAGCTAAACGTGCGCGTACACAACGGGCGATCTTCTGCGGCTGGTGGCGTAACCAGTTCTATTCGGTTGGAGCCGATACAGACATCTACAAGGTGTACTGGGATGGCAAGCTAAACGTAGAGGAGAAGGAATGGACACGCGATATTAAGAAGCTATACGGTGTGGAGATTAACTCCCGTCAAATGGCATGGTGGCGCTGGAAACTCCATGAGGGCATCAAGGATGATTCGCTCATGTATCAGGAGTTCCCCCCTACCGAGGACTACGCCTTTGTAATGACCGGTACGTCCTTCTTCTCTAATTCCCGTTGCACCGATGCAATGAAGATTAGTAAGAAGATTGAATGTGATTACTACCGTTACTCTATGGGGAGCGATTTTAAAGATACGGACTGTATTAAATCTACAGAGCGTATGGCTACCCTCAAGGTGTGGGAAGAACCCGTAGATACCGCCTACTACGTCATTGGCGCAGATCCCGCCTATGGTTCCTCTGACTGGGCTGACAGGTTTTGTATCCAGGTGTTCAGGGCGTATGCAGACGGTCTGGAACAGGTTGCTGAGTTTGCTACCTCTGAATTGAATACCTACCAGTTCGCTTGGGTCATTGCTCACCTTGCAGGGGCGTATAAGAACTCTACCCTGAACCTGGAGGTCAATGGGCCAGGCCAGGCGGTCATCAACGAACTACGCAACTTAAAGCGCCAGGCTTCCATGCTAAAGGGCAACGTAGGTAGGGATCTGATGGATGTGTTATCGCATATGCAGAACTACATCTGGCGGCGTAATGATGCGATGGGAACCCTCTCTGCCAGCATTGGTTGGGTTACCACTACCCAGACTAAAGAACGTATGTTGACATATATGAAGGACTACTTTGAACGCGGGATGATGGCAATCTACTCTGGCGATACGCTGGAGGAAATGAAAACCATGATTCGTGATGGCGGGTCTATTCAGGCATCAGGCCGTAACAAGGATGATAGGGTTGTAGCTGCCGCCCTAGCCTCCGCAGCCTTTGCCGAGCAGGTTCAACCTCGCCTTATCCAGATGGGTCATACCCGTGACCTGTCTAGGAAACTGGAACCGGACAATAGTCCCGAGGGCTTTGCAGTCAACAGAAATGTTGGTGATTACCTCAAGCGAATAGGATTAAATGAAAATCACTAAATTCAAGGCTTATTTGAAGATGGTGCAATCTACGGTCTATTCCGAACCCGATACGCCAAACTTCCATACGCCCGTCATCATTAAAGCCATTAATGACTTCATTCCGCTTATGACGCTAACCAAGGAGGGGTTGATCCTTGACATTGGTTGTGGGCAAGGGGCGTTTATGACCGAGATGACTGCACGTGGTGAATACAACCTGGTTGGCGTTACCCTTAGTCCAGAGGATGCCATAGCTTGCCTAGCCAAAGGATTCCAAGTTCTTAACTGCGATTTCTCTGACATTGCGTACAAAGATAAAACCGCACAAATGATTTGGTGCAGACACGCCCTAGAACATAGCCCCTACCCCCTCTTTACCTTGTTTGAGTTCAACCGCCTCCTGCAAAACGATGGGTGGCTCTACGTTGAAGTACCCGCACCGAACCTTGAACGCTTCCATGAGAACAATCCTAATCACTACTCTGTCCTAGGCGATAGGATGTGGGCAAACCTATTCCGTACAGCAGGGTTTGAGATAGCCTCCTACCAGCAGATTGGTTTTGACATAACGGTAGATGATAAGAAAATGAATGAACTCTTTTATTGCTTCGTTCTCAAAAAGAATAAATCTCTACCATGTATCCAGTAATTCTCAGAAAGCAACTGCAAAAAATAATCCAGCGGTTTTTTGCGGACGAGAACAGAGGGATCTCCGTTGCGCTCTTTGCTGAAGCAGCAGGGTTATCCGAGAAAACCCTTTACAACGTATTCGTTCATAACGAAACAGCCATGACCGAAATGGTGCAGCGCCGCGTAAGCAAAGCCTATAACGCCTGGCTCAATGGCGAACTGCAAATAATGATGAACCGTAACCAGACCCGATTTGTGCAGTATCGCAAAGTCCCACAGCCTAAATTAACCCGCAGCATGGGCTTGGAATTGTGTAACGGTAGTATTAAGATAAAGACGGGTATCCGTAATAAAGCAGATTACTCTGGTAGCGATTTGGACGAACAGTTAAAGGGGATGTAAATGGCTAACATACTTAATGATTATAAGTGTCAGGAACACGGTTACTTTGAAAGCTATACCGCACTTTGCCCCAAGGGATGCACTACGGACGTATTCATCGTCCACTTGCAAGCCCCAGGCATGATGAGCGATAAAACCAAGAAAAACGATAAAACGGTCAAGCAATTGGCTATGGATTTCAAAATGACCAATATCAAGTCCACCCGAGAGGGTGAAGCCCAGACTGGCTACTTAACCCGCAGCAATCAACCTCCCGTAGAAGCGCCACCAGAGCAAAGAGAGGCGCAGCCGCGTGATTCGGCTATCTGGGGTGGTATGGGTAATAAAGGACTTAATATGGGTTCTCTGCTGTCCGGTAAGGCCGTTAAACCAATTTATGATGAGCAAGTTGGCTTTAACCCTAAATCTAATGCAAACTTGACAGGCCCAAGGGCTGCGAGTTATATGGCAGATCAAGACAACCTTTCGATCAGTAAGAAATAATGCGGATTCCAACAAAAAACGACGAACGCGAAGATTTCTACCTCGATCTCATCTTTAAGTGCAACGTATCTAAAGATGAGCGCAAGGGCGATTACACTAGCCTACGGTCATGGTATTTGTTTGGAGCAGGGCCAGAAGAATCACCCGCCCTATTCAATAAGATATTCCCGCACATTGATCAGCTAACGTCTTTCCTCTACTCAGCGGAAACAACGCGCTTCAACATTAATATCGGCGCTTCAGTTCCCCTCGCTGAACACAAAAAGATTCCCGTACTGACGCAAGCCCTCAACGATGAGTGGCTCAACAGTAATGCGGATCAAGTAATGAGTACCGCAATAACATGGGCGCTTACCTATAACTCGACGTTTATCAAACTGATCTACAACAACGGCATACACCCGTATCTTGTAGAACCAGGTGCGTTGGGTGTATTGCGTGAAGATACCCCGTACACAGACCGCCAAGAGGCAATGGTTCAGACGTACTACATCACCCGTTCTGAACTGATGGCAAGGCTGTACTCGCATCCTAAGCGTGAATCAATCCTAAGCCGCGTTACTGCTGGCGTGAACAAGACGCAATCGGATGTACCAGAGGGCGTAGACCGTATCGTCATGTCGCAGGTTAATCCGACAATGTACGGCACAGTCAACTTAGACCTGTACGGGATGAACCGCTACAAGGCCAGGGTGTCTGAAGATACCGTTGAGATGCAGGAGTTGTGGCTCTGGAATGATGAAACATCTGACTATCAAGTCGTGACCATTGCCAGCCCCGATGTAATCATCTACGACAGGCCAGGTGAGTCC